AAAAACAGCATCTCTGCGATATGCAAGCCAACGTTGTTGCCAACGATTGAAAAGTTGGCTTGCGATGGAGACCGGTGCTCTTCCCGAATGAGCTAAGACGGCATGAAAAAAGCGCCCCTGCCCGGATGGGCAAAGACGCTTGCGGTATTTGGTTGTATCAGTAGTCCCGGAAAGGGCAGGCCTCACAGATTTTCTTCCAGTCAGGCTTCACCTTGAACCGGGCAGGAATACAGCTGTCAATGACAGCTTGATTTTCCATGCAATCAATGGGGTCTGTCCAGTCATCGACCAGTGGACACTTGACGCTTGCGGCGGTTCCGTTTTCATCCGGTCTGTATTCTACATTACCCAAGAAGGCCATTCTTTTTCATCTCCTCGATCAGAGCGTTCAGATTCTCCGTGTACTCGGCAGAGCTGTATGCGGTGCGAATCTCGTTTGTTCCTGTACGAACATATGCTGAGCCTTCTGTCCCATAGTATCGCTCAAACTGGCCATTCCAGACAGTAACAGAGATTTTTGCATCCCGGATGTACTGTTTGGCCTGTTTTTCGCTGATATTGTGAGAACGTTCCTGATTTACATGCGCATCGTCAAATGTGAGGCTGTCAACGTTGATGGCGGTGGGTTTCAGGTGAATCACAGCGGCTTTGGGCAGCTTTGCGGCGGTGCGAAGGTTCTCTATGATTATAACATCTTTCTGCTGTTTTTCATAGCCTTTCGCCGCCCACGTTGCCCTCCTGGCCTCACTCCTGCCAAACCCGGCCACGCTGGTGCGTGCGCTGTCTGCCCTGCCGCCGGTGGCGCTGATAAAGTCAGCCAGCTCCTGACGGGACTGCCGGAGCTTCACGGCACTGGCGGTGGTGTCCACCCCGGCCTCTGTTTCGGCCAGATACCGGCGCTTATACTTGCGCACGGTGCGCTCCCTGGCCCGCTGCATCTGGCTGATCTCGTACCAGGTGTATTTTTTCCCGCTGTACTCGATGTCCCGGGCGTTGAGGGCTTCCAGGCTTTCCTGCGTCCAGGCCGGCGGTGCGCCCAGCTCCGGGAAGATGGCGAAAAAGGTGTGGCGGCAGTTCCAGCCGCAAAGTCCAGCCCCAGTGCCGTATCCGGTGGCGGCCTCGAAGTCCGGGTAATGTTTGCCCATGTAGTCTACCGCACCGCCCCGGTGGAACTGCCTGCCCTGCCACTCAGCGTGGGAAGGCCGAGCACCGCCGTGGGCCGTGGTCTCGAAGAACTCCACCCCCATCTCGTCGGCCCGGGCTACCTGCAGCTTTGCGGCGGTCTGATTCACGCCAGTAAGCACAGCCCGGCGGGCGGCTACTTCCAGCGTATCCCGGTGACCGGTGGGATAGGTAACATACTTCATGGTGTCAGCCAGGCTGTTCACCGCACTCTTGACGGCGCTCTTGTAGTCGAACGCACCGCTGCTCACCTTGAGATGCGCACGGTCGAGGGCGGCTTCAAATTGACCGCTGACGGTGTTGGCTGTGGTGGCAGTCAGGTTCGCAAAGGTTCCGGCGGTCTGCTGGTAACCCGCATTGAGCAGAGCCTGCAGGGTCTCGTTCTCCGCAAAGGGGGTGGGACTTAGTCCGTAGTGGTAGTAGATCTCGTCCTCGGCTTCCATGGCCCGGGTAGCGGCTTGCTGCATGAGCCGCCGGATCTCGGCCTCGCTCTTGCCGGTGTAGCGGGCCAGCTTCTTCACCACGTCCTGTCGGACAGCTTCCACCTGCTGGTATCGCCAGAGCTGCCAGTTGGCTGTCGGCGTCAAGGTCTCCATTTTCCGGATGCGCCGGGCCACGTCCCGCAGGATATCGTCCTCTACCTGCTGCCAGAGCAGCACCAGCCGGTCGGGGGCGTGGTCGAGATAGTCCGGGGTCAGCATCAGCCGCCCCCGCCGAAGCTCAGCTCAGGCTGCCGGTTCTCGTCAGCGGCTTCCTGCGCCAGCTTGCGGGCATCCTCTTCACTGATCCCGTACCGGGCAGACAGATACTTGTACCGTGGCAGCAGTCCGCTGAGAGCATCTTCCCGCATTTGGGTCATCCGGGTCTCTGCATCGGTGATGTAACTATCATCCCAATCCACACTGAGTGCAGTGTCCGGGTCAACGTCCGCTTGCTGTAGGTTTTTAGCGGCCCATAAGATCGCCCGAACAATGGAGATCAGTGCGCCTTCGATGGGGATCTGGTTTTTGTTTGCGCTTTGCACCAGATCCTGCCGGCTGCCGTTGTACTCGGTGGCCGTGGTGACCTTGCCCAGCTCAAAGTTGTACCGGTGACAGCCCAGGCCGCACTTGAAGCTGAACAAGTCCAGCATATCCTGTACGGCTTTGTAGTTCTGCTCCACCCGCAGGTCAGGGTTGTACTCGTGATACTCGCTGGGTTGATCGAGACTGCCCGCCTTTTCCGGCAGAGTGACAAATTGGCTTACTACATCATCGTCCGGCGGGATGGCGTGCTCTGCGCCGTCTTTGTCCACGACCTTCCGGCAGATATCCGCAGAGTAGAAGATCTTTTTGTGGCCCAGCCGGATATCTTCCCGGTAGTTGTCAAAAGCCAGGTCGATGCCTTGCGCCTCGGCCAGCGCTTCGGCGAAAACGCTCATGCCGAGGCCATCGCCGCCAGGGATGTTTTTGACTGCTGCCGGGCTGAAAAGCGAAAACCAGGGCGGCGAGCCAGTTACCGTGATGCTCTCCACCATGCCCGGCGGGGCAGGCATCTTGCGGAAGTCAGGCACTCCAGAAACCGGGCCGGACGTCCGGAACCACTCGTTGCGGATGGTTCTCCGGGTCTCGTTGCCGGTGTGTGTCTGTAAGTATACTGCGGGCTTGCCGTCTATCCTGCACTCGGAGACAAAGGCCGCTTCGGTCACGATGCCCCGCTCCACCCGCAGCGGCAGGATGCAGGAAGCCGGGTCATAGTCCAGCTGCAGCCGGGTCTCCGGGCCGGGGACCGCTTTCCCGTTCACGACGGTCAGGTTCTCGGCACTCAGCACAAATGCCCCGGTGCCGGACCAATACGCCTGCTCCACCAGAGCATTGGCGTTGCGCCAGAAGTGCAGCTCCCGAAGCAGACCACCCACCTGCTGCTCATCGTCGCCCAGCAGATACCGGGCGGTGGCAGCATCCTTGATCTGGAAGGTGGTGCGATCATTCAGCAATAGGTTTGCCCAGTCCTCACAGACCCGCTTGGGCATCCGCAGGGATGCCAGCCGGCGTTTTTTTGCACCGCCTGCATACTCTGCTGTGCGGGTGTGTACGCCAGGCACTTCCCCCTGCCACCATTGCCGCCAGGTCTCGATCTGTCCATAGTAAGCAGGGTCCAGTTCCCAGCCTCTGGTCTTGTGCAGATAATCCAGGAATGCAGTGATATTCATGTGTTTGTCAGCCTCTTAAAATCTCGCTCAATGGTGTACTCAAACGCATCCAGCGTGTCGATGTCGGTGCTGCCATCATCCAGACGCTCATCTACTCCCGGATGTTTGCCGCTCCATAGAGCTGTGGCCAGGGCATCCCGGAGGGTGGCAGCCTCCGGAAGCAGCCAGAACCGCCCACCTCCCATCAGGATGCAGGTGAGGCGGATGCGGTCATTGATGCGGATCTTTGCGCTGTTCTCCACCCGGTCGGCCAGCCAGCTCAGTTTACAGCGCCGGAGCCGGGTCCGGATGTGGTTGATCAGCGTCTGTTCAGCGCTGTCGCAGAAGATGTACTGGATCTCGCCCCAGCGGGAAAAGACGGCAATACAGAAATCGATCAGCTTGTCGGCCAGGAAATCCGCATCCTGCGCCACAGGGTCGATGCGCTGGGATGCCAGCCCCACCACGCCCGAATACCCCGGCAGGATAGCGGTTGCCACAAAGGCGTGTTTGGAGCCGTTGCCGCCAAAGTCCACGCCGATGCGTACCCGCCACGGAGCCAGCGGCTTGTCCGCAGGCCAGAAAAAGCGCCCATCCCCGGCGGCAAGGCTGTCGGCCAGCAGGCGGTAGATGACTCCATTGGCGGCTGTCCACTTGCCCAGGATAAAACGATTGTAATAAACGGTTCCGGCATACTCCTGTTTCAGATTTGCCACGAAGTCTGACGGCAGAGTGGGATTGTCGTCAATGGTATAGGCCTGGCAGTAGATGTCTGCACCGCTGTCCAAAAAGCGCTTGAACCAATGCTGAGGATTATCTGGGTTACAGGTGCCATCAAAATGGCTGTGCGGGCAGGAAAGCCGGCTTTTCAGCATCTGAAACACGCCCTCATCCCAGGTGGTGATCTCATCCCCATAGGCATACTCAAACGCAGCACCCTGGATGCGGGCAATGTGTTTTTTGTTGTCCGCTCCCAGAACATAGACCTTGCGGCCAAACAGCTGCACGACATTGCCGGATGCAGAGGTGCGCACGATGCCCACCAGATCCGCCCCCCACAAGCTGCGCATAGGCTCCAGCACATTGCGCTCCAGTGTGCCTAAAGTGTTGCCCAGCATCACGCACAGCCCTTCGCCGCGGGACGCCAGCAGACGCTTCGGGATGGTCACAGCGCAGTCAAGATAGGTCTTGCCGGAGCGGGTCGCGCCGGTCTTGACATTCCAACGGTGATTGCAGTTGCGCAGATATTCCTGCTGAAATTCAGTCAATGGCACTGTCCACGCCTCCCAGAAGTTCCTTCGCTTTTGCCAGAGCATCTGCGGCGGGGGCTTCCTGTACGGTCTCCTCCCCCAGCATTTTTAGCAGGACGTTGGCTGCTTGCGCATCCCCTCGCTTGGCCCGCTCTGTAATGCCCACCACCACGGCCATCTGATTGTCGATGTCCTCCGGCTTGATCTGGTCCCGGAGCATAGCGTTTACCCGGCGGCGGTCTGTTTCTGGCAGGCTAAGGTAATAATCCGCCGCCTCTCGCATAGCACGCTTGCGGCGGCGTGCCCGGCCAGAGGCGATGCCGCCCAGCTGGGCGATCTCTCTCTGTTCCCTCTCTGTTCGCTGGTCGAAAGGTACCAGATTCTTTTCATTGGGCACGTCACCACCTCTCCGCTCTGAATTTTTGCATAAGAAAACCCCAATACCTTTGCGGTATCGGGGCGAGTTGTTGGCGCACATCCGGCGGGCGTATGCTTTCCCGTTGCGGATTCAGGAGCCTCCGTGGGCGGGGCGAGCTTGGTCAAGGCGGGTAAGGAGGAAATCCCGCCGCTCACCCCGCAAGCTCCTGGCCGGTCATGAGCCGATGCGCCAGGCTGTTGCCGGGGCGGGGCCCGGCGTTGTGGTGCCACGGGCAGGGGTCGGACCTGCGGTCTGCTGCTTATGAGACAGCCGCTCTGCCAGCTGAGCTACCGTGGCATAGAAGCAGCCCGCAAAACGCAAAACGGAGCCTGTGCCTGCGGACAGCACAGGAGAAGGGAAATGCGTTTTGGAGACTGCGTGGAAGCGGCGCACCGCTGAGCGCTGAACCGCTTATACCAATTTTATCAGAAAGCCGTTGTTTTGTCCTCTACTGTGCCACAAAATCGCTTTCTAAAAAAATCAGCGTTTTTCTTGTGCAGGTTTGGCAATCTGCCAGTCGTCCCGCATTTCGGCTAGGTAGGTGCAGCCTAGACGGATGTTCTGAAACACGTTGCTTTCGCTGCTCACTCCATCCTCATCAGCAATGGCCTTGAGGGACTTGCCGTCCACGTAGAAGCGGCAGATACAATCTGCCTGCCGGGAAGATGTCAGACAGTAGGCACGCCGGGTGGCCTCGATGCGGAGATTGTGCAGGTCCGTCTCCATCTGCTGGAGGCGTCGCTCTTC